TGAGTTGTAAGAAAATGCCTTGGATATTTGTCAAACTTATTACTAATTTGTCTCATCATATTGGCATAGTCATAAACTTCTTCAACTGCAAAACCAGTATCTTCTATTGCTTCAAAAGTCTTTAGATAATCCAGATAATTGAATAATCCTTTAGCAGTATAACCATACTCATTCAACAAGGTATTTAATATACCTATTTCTTTCCAATTATATTGCCATCTATTCTCTCCATAATATTCCTTTACACTTTTTAATTTGGTAAGGATACGGTGTATATCTCTATCGTCTAATGATATAAACTCCATTTGATACGGAAGATTATAAGCATTTGGATTTTCTTTATAGAATAAAACCAGTTCGTCACTCAATGTTATCTTATGGTCTTTGCAGATTTTAATTAAACCTTTTGGTATTTCTTTGATTGTTCCTGAAAAGCTACCACATATATCTTCAAATCCAGCAGAAAAAATTTGCTCATATCGTTGATAATATGGAATTTTTGAAAGAATTGTACCAATATTATATATTGGATAATCCCATTTTCTTTGCACAAATTCAAGGAATTTTGCATACTGCTTATCCTCACAAGCTTCAATCAATTCATTCATTGAAATACCACTTAACTGTGAACATAAATTTTTTACTATTTTTCCTTTCTTTCCGATACAGGTTTTAGTAGCAAAATCATATTTTACAGTTTTACCATCCTGAAAATCGAATATGAGGAACTGCTTTTCTTTGTAAACTAACATAAGCAGTTACCTCTCTCTCTCTCTCTGGAGAATTTCATCAATCTAAAAATCATATTCTCACCTCCTAGAACATTGCTGCAATATCCACACCTGTTAATACACAAAGGCAATAAATAATACCAAGCATCGAAAGCACACTCAAATATACCCCAAATTTTGTCAGTGCTTTAGTCTTACTAAGTAAAATAATCAATGTGTACATGAAAATTGCCAAAGAATAAAACAACAACCAGCCAACTCTAATCTTCTGAAAAATTGTTAATAAAAACAATACAATATGCAATACTGCTATTCCAAATCCCAACATAACTCCTCCTTATTCAACTTTTAAATCTTCATATCTTTTGTATAAGTGATTCTCGGCATAATACAAATTGTAATCACATTGTTCAATATACCACCAATTCTTTTTATGACCAGCTTTTAATTCGTCATGTAAATGAGAAGATGTATTATAGTTGGAATCTACCATTTGACGAAAACTAAGTTCATCAATTTCGTTGCTGTTTTTTACAAATTCAGCAATCTCCAAAATGTCTTGCATAGTCATATCATCTGTAACAACATAAACGACTCTAACAATTTCATTTTCCTGTCTGAAAATATTTAATAATTGTTCTTTATTCCTTAAATGGTAAACAACCCTTCTGCACATTTTCATTGGAAAATTACTGTCAATATAGTTGGTATGCATTTCTAAAGGAATACCCATCTCTTCAAGAATATCAAACAACTTTTCATACCAATCTGTGTGCTTCTCATATTCGTGCAATGGGTCACCACCACCAGATACAGATACAATATTGCAGCTATTTCCAATTAACATTTGTTTCAGATTATTTAATCCTGTTATTGTCGTTTTGGGAACTTTGATATTATTGTTTTTTACAATGCAATATGGACAACTATAGTGACATCCAAAATTTGTGATAATACTCAAATATTTTTCAATCATGTTACTCCTTTCAGCATATAACCTTAATTGTTATCGCTCCCATCCTCATCTTCAACTTCTTCCATTTCCATAACAACATCACAGTTGCCACATTTAATAGCAATATCTTTCTTTCCTTTTGCAATTTGCTTACATTCAGGACAAGTGTATTTGAATAAAGTTTTCTTTCGCTTAATTTTAGGCTTAACAGTAATTCCAGCTCTAAAATATTCAAATGCATTTTCGTCTGGTTTAATGTTGGTCTGAATATATTCTTTTAACTCATCTGACAAAGAGGTATATCCCCAACCAACGCTCTTTCCCTTTTCTACAACAAATCCTACCGCTTCTGCAAGGGTTTTGAATTTTTTGTTGTGGACATTTCCGCTGCAATCTTTAATTTCATTTACTTTATTACAATAATGAACCATTTCATGTAACAAAGTTTCTACAATTTCTTCTGCTGAACGATTGCCAAACCAACGTGGGTCAATATTGATTTCATAATATGCTTCAGGTTCTTCTGTCGTACTCTCATTTGTTTCCAGAACTTTTTTATCTTTCCATACTTTATCTACAGTAAAGTGTCCAAGTGTTGTTCCCTTGGTTTTCTGGATAGTAATAACTGGTTCTGGAAGGTTTTCATCGAACTTATCTTTATTTAAAATATTAAAAATTCGATACAACTCATCTAATGCAATACCAATTACATTCATTTATCAGTTTCCTCCGTTTTCTTTAATATCAAATCAGGCTCTCTATCTTTCAGACGAGTTATAACAGCTCTTACCCCTTCAAGATATAATGGATTAGCGTTTATTGAATTAGCTTCTGTCTCAAACTCAACCAATTCAGTAATCATATTTTCTTTATGAAAATATTCTCCTGATTTATTTACTTTTAAATCGTTCAAGGTATCCTCCTTTCGATATGATGTATAACCTTAATTGTTACTATACATAAGATACCACACATCTATGTTGTTGTCAAGTAGTTATTTGATATAAATTACATAGATTTAAGGTTTTTTAGAATCCATGCTATAACATCTACCGTCCAACCATTTCCACACAATTCCACTCTTTTTGAAGCAGATTTTACACATTCAGTAAAGCCATCTGGTAGTGTCTGCAATCTTTCAGCTTCAATAGGGTGTATTTTTCTAAATGAATATTCACCAAGATAAATATTATTTTTGTCATTACCAGAAGAAGGCAGTGTATTCATCTTGATAGTATTATATCTGGCTCTATTTTGTTGTGAATAATTTCCTTTTCCGCTTGTATCCCAACTAACAATAGTGTTATCCCTATTAAATCTAATTGTATCTTTGTATTTCTCAAAGCTTTTAATATCATGTTTGCATGAATACTCAATATCTTTAATAACTTTATCAGAATGTGGATACTCTTTTGAAAATGGTATATTAGTCCAATACAACCTTTTTCGCATTTGAGCAGAAAACTCCATTGAATTTATTTCAACAGGTTCGACCTGTAATCTTTTGGAAATTTCATTTTGAATATCTTTAGATATTGAAGAGTTGTTTTCATACAAAAAATACTTGCAATGACTTTCATTCAATGCCCTTACAAACTGCATAAACAACTTGAATCCCATGCCATCACAAGTAACCTCTCTATCTGCTCCTCCTCTTGCAATACTCCAGTATGTACATGGACTTCCACCAATCAGCAAATCAAATCCCTGATATTGCGTGAAATCTCCTTCAAATACATCTCCTAAATATTCATCAGATGGATAATTATATTTCGCTACAGCATTGGCAGCTTCTTCTATTTCATACGACACATATCTCTCTACTGGAATACCAGCTCTTTCTAAAGCAACTCTTCCACATGATATTCCATTGAATAAACTTAGAACATTAATGCCATTCTCTAAAATAATTTTTTCAAGATAACAAATTACCTTATTTTATTACATAGAGTATTAAATATTCTGTCAAATTTCACATTTTTTATATAAAAAAACACTTATTTTTAGGAGGAAGAATCTTTGATTGCAAATAAAAAAATTATTTTAAGTGACTCAATATATATGTAATAACGTCAACAGTCCATCCATTACCAATACATTTATATCTGCTCGTATCTGATACACCACTTGTATAATTGTCTGGCAAAGTTTGTAATCTTTCACATTCTAAAGGTGTTAATCTTCTTATATTGGTTTTATTGATTGGTTTATATTTTGTCGAAACATAATTATCTGTATCAGCTCTATGCATTTTATGCATGGTGGCAGTAATAGGTCTTGCAATCTTTAAATCAATTTCCATTTTGCCACTTTGCCATCCTTTTTTTGCTGGTGACATAACACACTCATACATTTTTTGTGATAAATAATATTTATCATCTACTTTATCTTCTAATAAATCCTGTAAATAAATATTGATTCTTTCTGTAGGAACATTAAAATCAAAATTAGTCCAATAGACTCTATTACGATTTTGGGCTGACAATAACTGAGAATTAAATGGTACACCGACACAATTTAATGTTTTATTTATGACTTCTTTGTCCTTTTTATTTGCACTTCCTACATTTTCAAGTAAAAAAGCAACATTTGGATTATTGTCTTTTTGAACAATTTTAAGAACTCTTACATATTCCCAAAACAATTTTGACTTTCCAGTTCCATTAACACCATATTCCCCATCTTTTAACCACACATTTGAACTTGACAAACCTTGACATGGACTACCACCAATAATCAAATCAATATGACCAATTTCTTTAATAGTTTGTTCGTCAGTATTTTGAATATCTCCTAACTGAATTATATTCGGATAATTTTTTCGTGATATTTTAATTGCTACATCTTCTATCTCACTTGCATAATACTTATTCACTTTAATGCCAGCTCTCTCAAGAGCCACCATTCCACAACTAATACCATCAAATAAACTTAATACCGTAATCCCTTTTTCTGGAATTACTCTTTTATGTTGGGTGGTTATCTTATTTTAAATACTTTAAAAATTTTATGAATTTATCCACCCAACATTTTTATATTATTTTGAAACGAAAGGAGCTTATTTTTATGCTTTTTGAACCTCATAAAAGAGTAATTTTATGTGTACTCAAAGTCCTTATTTTAAAGCTTTAAAAGGTATAACCTTAATAGTTTGCATAGCAACTAAGTTTTTTTTGTACCTTTTTCTTTAATTGTCTTTCATATCGTTCTGACACATTCATCAGAACTGCAATTTCTCTACCTTTCAGTCCTTTTAAAAGATAATGAACTAATGTTTGTTCCTGTTCGTTTAAAACACCAAGAAGATATTCGCAATGCATATTTCCTATCACATCATCAATGACAGATTTAGAGTCAGCAAATGTCTCAGCGAAACTTTCCTCTCCCTCACTATCTGTTGATGCATCGTAAGATAGTATGTTTTCCTCTGGAATACTCCTTTTTAAACTAATAGCTCTCCAATAATCATTAATTACGTTCTGCATACAAGAATACGCATATGTTGAAAATGTATTCTCATTCTCCGAAGAATAAGAAGTTGCTGCATTACATAACCCTATCGCAAGTAATCCATAATAATCTTCAACTACTAAATTTCTCTTTTTTGCAAAATCATAAATAAGATTATGATTTTCCTCTGCTAATTTTTGCTCTTTTTCTGTCATTGATATTCTACCTTTCTTGCTATTTTATTGTGTACACCGCAACATTCCTTAAACTGATTTCATCAAATCGCTTTCCGATAATAATAACTCTTCCATCGTCAACCAGTTCTGTCAGTCGAGGTGCTGTAGCTTGTCTTTCGTTGCTTCTTAACAAGCCTTGATTATAAAGAATAACCGCTACTTCTCTTGCTGTCAGCCCATTTTCTTTATTATCATGTAAAGTTGACAGAATTAAATTATACAATCCATTTCTATCCAATTTTTCAAGACTTTCAAATCTTGTATCAGTTGTAATTGACAACTTTATACCTCCTTAAATTGCAACAGGTAAATCATTCGGTGTATAAACTGGCATTGGTTTTAGCTTGAAAATATTCTTCTTATGCATAGAGTCAATCTTATGTTTGATATTTTCATCTTCACATTCACCTGTTCTGATATATCTGTTAAGTATTGCATATGAAAATCCCAAATTATCTTCATCTGTAAGTCCACACAAGCCATCAATCGGAACTTTTCTTGTCAACTCTTTAGGTAATCCCAGATACTCTCCAATAGCAATTACTTCATCTGTTGTAAGCAGAGATAATGGACTAAAATCACCAGCTCCATCACCGTAACGTGTAGCGTATCCAACCCAATCTTCACTAAGGTTACAAGTATTTGCCACTCTGCCATTTAAAGTCTGTGTAATAGCATATAATGTAGCCATTCTAATTCTTGCTGGAAGATTAGTGCTTGTCTGCATACTCCAATGGTCACACAATTGAGGTTTGATTTCATGTTTCAATGATTTAATTGCTCCATGAATGTCTACCGTATAGTTTTCAATACCAAGATGGTCAACAAGTTTGTATGCCATATCAATATCTGACTGTTCACCATTTGGCATAAGAACACCAATCACTCTATCTTTTCCCAGAGCTGCTACACATAATGCAGCAACTACGCTTGAATCTTTGCCACCTGAAATACCTACTACAGCATTACAACCATTTCCATTAAGTGAAAACCAGTCCTGAATCCATGCGATAATTTCTTTTGTTGTCTTTTCTACATTAAACTTATACATTCTGTACTTTCCTTTCTATTCAATTTGAGGTGGACTTTCATCCACCTCACCAACAATTGCTTAACCTAAATCATATCTCCAAATTTCTACATCTACAGAAGATTTACCAAACACATCCTGAATAATTTTATACACATCATTCCAATCTGCACCACCTCTATAGCTTCCAATTCGATATGGCATAGCAACTGTCGCTCCAATCTTCTCAGCTTTCTCACGAATATCCAAAAAAGCCATTTTCATTGCAGTTAAATCAGTCTGCTGCTCATCCATACCAAAATTCTTCTGACCAAAAAGATTAACAATATACTGATACTTAGAATCATATGCTTCAACATTTTCATTCTTCATAGTATCAACCATTACCATAGCCCATGTATCAACTGGAACATACTGAACTGTTCCAAGCATTTCAATTTTATTTTTATTGCAATGCTTTACATATTTAACATATGCCTTTTCAACATGAGGGTATCTGTCAGCTACCTGTGCTGCTACACCGCTTCCCATAACACCTAAACAATTTGTCTGGTGTACAATAAAATTTGCATCTGAATCAAAAAGATTTCCATTGATGTTCTTAATCATCTTTATCCCTTTCTTAGAATCCTTTGCTTTCTGCATGGATGCTATTTCTGATTTCATTTAATGTCTGGTTACGAACAACCTCACCATTAAGGAATACAGTCTCAAGCATATTAATATCAGACTCTTTCACATCATCTGTTACAACCTGACCTTTCTGGATTCCATCAATATATTTGATTTCTCCATCTTTGTCACGATATACTCTAACCATACCCTTCTGAGATTTTTTAATACCATCACCTGTTTTCGGGTCTTTATAAACCAAAATAGGTTTACCATTGATTTCAGCATATGTAGCTTTATAAGCCCAGCCCTGTGTATCTCTTGTGTTATACTGGAAACTGTAAGAACCAGCACCAAATACTACATTTTCAACTGCATAGCCAAGGTTAGTCATATGATTACAAATGCTTTCACATCTTTCAAGTGTAATAGCATCTCCGTACACCATTCCAATATGAGGGTCTAATACTTTATACCCCTTAGAGTTTATAGTTCCACCGAAAATCTCCCAAAGAATATCCAGTGTTCCTCTCTCTTCAATAGTGGCATCACGATATGTAAATGTGTCGTTTTCACCATCATTAGACCATGTAGCAATATATTTCTTATTTCCAATCTCAAGGTAAATTGGAACAAGCTGTCCAGACGTATCTGTTTCATTGCAATAAAGTGACTGCATCATTGGACTTCTGGTATAGTAAGATTCAAATACTTCTTTACTTTCATGAGCTTTCCACATTGGGGCAATACCACAAATAATCTCTTCTGGGTCACCGCTGTCAGGTCTAATATTGATTCTGCCTGTATGATTAAGAATTACATCCTTATTTTTTCTAACAATATTGTCAACAAAATTCCAGTAATCATAACTGTCTGCCACAAAACTGAAAGGTTTATTTGGATAAAGCTCTTTACACATTCTTACAAAAAATGTTTCTTCATCTCCATCTACTGCATAATTGCTTGTAGTACAAGAATGTTCAACAGATGCAGACCAGCTTCCAACATCCTCATTTTCAACATCAGCTCCATAGTAATCACAAAGATACTGAATTGAAGGGATTGTAGATGTTTTATCGAAGCTTGTTAAAAATGCAGCTCCGCTTGTAATAGCAGCATCAAGACTAGCCATACCTCTAAAAGAAAAATCGCCACAACCAACTCTCTTCCAATTCGGATTGTCAGATGTTAAAACAATATATTTTTCAATAATCTTTCTGTAAATATAAGCTCTTGTTGCTGTTGTTGTAGGTAACCATAAATTACAAGAAAATAATGTCTCA